GCACGCCGAGAATACGCGGCTTAACATCGAGCTGGGTCTGCGCGGCGAGCAGCGCTTTCATGCCGGTATACTGGCCGTTTTCATCCGTGCCGCCGATGATATTGGACGTGGTTTCGGCTTCGTCGGCTCCTTCAGCGACGCGCACGACGACGGTAACGGGTTTTGACTGGTCAGCAATGGCCTGCAGCGCAGCGGCAAGCGTGCCTTTCTTACCGGCCTTACCGACAGCGGCCTGCACGTTAGTGATAAGTACCGGCGTATTGAGCGGGAAAGTTGCCGCATCCGCATCCTGTGCGGTGCAGACCATGCCCACGATTGCGGTTGATACGGTTGTAATGGTGCGCGTGCCGTCGTTAACTTCGACGACGCGGACACCATGATGATAATCAGACATCTGATGCACTCCGTTTTGAGGGTGTGCTCAGGGTGTCAGGTCAGGTTTTGCTGTGCATCTGATGGGGGTTTGCTGGTCTGTCAGCAGACAGAATTAATAATCTGGTGCTGCCTGTCGGCCGGTATATACCGGTAAAGGGTTTTTACTGACACCTCCAGAACAAGCGCAATCTGCTGCAGTGTTGCGCCGTTGGCCAGCATTCTTTCAGCCCGGCCGATAACGTCCGGCGTCATTACGCGACGTCTGCCGCCGATGCGCCCTTTATCCCGCGCAGCGGCCAGCCCAGCGCGCGTGCGCTCTATTATAAGCTCGCGTTCCATCTCAGCCAGCGCACCCATGACGTGAAAGAAAAACCGGCCCATCGGCGTGCTGGTATCAATGCTGTCGGTCAGGCTGCGGAAGTTAACGCCACGTTCGCGCAGCTCCTCCGTCAGCATGACCAGATGGCGCATACTCCTGCCGAGCCGGTCGAGCTTCCACACGATCAGCGTGTCGCCGGGCTGCAGGCAGCGCAGCGCCTTTTTCAGTCCCGGCCTTTCGCTCGTTTTACCGCTTATCCTGTCCTCGAAAATCAGCTCACATTCTGCGCTCTGCAGGGCAACCCGCTGTAAATCCGTGTTCTGGTCATTTGTTGATACCCTGATGTAACCAATCAGCACGCTGAGTTCTCCGCAAATGGCCGCAAGTGTGCCAGCGCGGCACGGCGCTGGGCCAGGCGTTTGTTTCTCAAAAACCTCGGTATTAGCGAAAAGTTTTCCGGGCGATGGATTGGCCGCCAGATTTTCACCACGCCGGGGGCGATCAGCTACAAACCCACACCCGGTACTAAACGTGCCCGAATTATCATTACCGGCGGCGGCGGGCGCGGTTATGGTTTTCTTGGCTGGGGCGAAAACTATCGCTCACGCGGTGGCGGTGGCGGCGCTGGCGGTACGGCTATCGCAATGTTGGCTGTTGATGACAGCAAAGCGTATGCGGGGATTGTTGGCGCTGGCAGCAAAGAGAGCAACAATTCAACCAGCAGTGCTTTTAACGGGCAGATTACAGCGGGCAACGGTGCGAACTCAGTTGGTGATGCAGGAGGAGCCGGGGGAACTGCAGTTGGCGGGGATATCAATATTCAGGGCGGCGACGGCAGCGATTCCCCCGGCGTTATTACCGGAGGCACTAATCCTTATCGTGGGGGTTCCGGGGACGGTGGAGCCAGCTATTGGGGAGGTGCTTCACGGAGTGGCGAAGGGATTGCATCAAACGACCGGGCTTCATTTGGTGTGGGCGGCGGAGGTAACATCCGAACTTCGCCTTACTACGGCAACTATGGGGCTGACGGTATTATCTACATTGAGGAGTTCAGCTGATGAAAACTTATGCCCGGATTGAAAATCAGTGCGTTGCTGAAATCGTATCGTTGAATGTGAAGCCTGAAAAACTCTATCATCCGTCACTGGTATGGGTTGATATCACCGCGCAGCCAGAACAGCCCGATGTTAATTATAACTATAGCGACGGTGTATTTAGCGCCCCGACTACAGAAGCTGAGAACGCGGTGCTGATTGCCAGCAGCAGGCTGGCCGCTGAAATGGATGTGGCAAACCGGACAATCGCACCGCTGCAGGATGCAGTTGATATCAGCATTGCGACAAATGCGGAGATCGCCCGCCTGGCAGAATGGAAGCGATACCGGGTGAAACTCAGCCGCATTGATATCAATAAGGCACTGGATAGCGAATGGCCTGAAAGGCCGAGATAAATTGAGTGAGCCAGCTCAAATCGGAGCTGGCATTCTTACAGGAAAAAGGCATACTTTAACGAGCTACCACTTTGTGAAAAAAGTGAAGATATCTTCTTCCTTCACCCTAAAAATTACCATAATTATTTCCAGATAGTTTGTTATTAAATTCATTTTCAACCACTAGACAAATATATTAATCATTTAAGAATCCCGCAGAATATCCACTTTTAATCAACGTCGTCGCATCATAATCTGAGAGTTCTTCATAGGGTTTGTAAAACAACCCACCTTCTTCCAAGCGAGTGCGAGAGCCGATCAAAAAATCAAACCTTCCGTTAAATGTCTTTTTGACTTTTTCCTGCAACTTACTTGGGGTTGCGTCAGAATATATAGTACAGAAAAAAGAAGGATCTAAGATATAGTTTTCGATTTCAACCCATGCATGCCCGCCCCAATAACCAGAAAAATCCTGACCAGCTGTCATTACTGGAAGGATAGGCTCATGGGAGAATATTAAATCCTTATTAAGACGTAAGCTTCCTGCAACGAACTTTGGAGTCAGATGCAAATTTTCATGTATTAATGAATATAACATTGCTCCCATGTAAAGGCATGCACCTTCCTTTTTATTGCTTTTATTAAGCACGAAATGCATCACTGATTCTATCTCTTCAATGGTCGCTTTGATAGCCATGCTTATTCAGTCCTTATAAAATTACGATATCTATATTTAAATTCATGTTTTTTAATTTAGCCTAGAGTTTTGATAAGCCTCGCTTAATCAAATTTTGACCGCCACATTTTAATGAATATTTAAACCCTAAAGGGCGCATCGGTAAAAGAAAGTAAGGTGTTGCTGTAGCCATTATGCTTGAGCAAAAACTCGATGCCTTCTGCCACAAACGCACGATTTTTGCACGGCCCGATTTTCAAACTCTTCAATGGCAATTGACCGCTCTGCAAATTATTTTTTCTAGCTTTTATTTCAACATATGGAACAAGACCGTGCGCGTTCACCCGGAATTTAATGGGTGCGGTCTTAATTTCAGGTTGTACAACAATCCTGTACTCACTTTCCTCACTAAAGCTGACGTGCTTGAAAAAAGGTATAAGGCCGTTTATAAGCTCCGACGTATTGATAAACTCATAGAGAAGCGAGTCGTTGTTTTTAATGAAATTTTCACTTTTAATAAAAGAAAGTAATTCTTCTTTCACTTCGAGCGTAGAGTCAGGTTGGGTATAAAATACAGCGCGTGATATTACTCGCGCCCCCCCAAAATCAAGAGATTTTTCCAGCTCTTCGCTATCAAACTCCAGGCATACACCCTGAGCCGATGCATAGCCTCGCCACTGGCTCAGGAGGTCTGAATGCTGACAGAAGGAAATATTATAGTTATGCTTTGCATGAAATAACTGATGCTCCTCTAGCACTTTACGCAGAATTTTAACACTCTGCTCACTTAAATCTTCCCCTAAGTAATTGAGGGCATTATTAAAAGCAGCGATACCGTGACGTATTTCCTCTTCATCATTAAGAAAGTACATGTTAGTAGCCCACAGGGAATGATTTTCAATGATTCCTTTGAGGCCGTTCAGGTCGGTATAGTGATAAATCTTCATTAGTCTCAGCCGCTGCCTAGAAAGTAAGCCATTATAAACCAACCTGGCCAGAGAGTCTTTGTTGACTGTGAGTTTGAATTTAGCCCAGTCCCCCCGGCAAGATGAATGCAAGATCAGAGAAAAATAGCCCAAAATGTTTTTATTATTATGGTTGTTGAGGCCATATGATTTTCTCAGAATAATCAGTGTTAATCCGCATCAGCATGACACGGTACTTTTTCCAGGCTATAAGCTGGGTTGCCTCATCATCGGTAGCTATACCTAAATCGCTAGCATCCTGCAGGGGTTGAATGGCGTTATCAGCTTCAGCTCTCAACCGGCTGCGCTTGTCTTCGGCCTGGCTGATAAGTTCTTCTGTTGTTGGCAGCGGCTGATCAGTCAGGCACGGAAGCATGTCTGCACCGCAGGCAATCAACTTTCCGTTTGCCTGTCCGGCGAGTAAGTCAGCCCATTTTTTATCGGTGATTTTTACGGCATCATCAGGGATAACCAGATTGATGCTGGTATCGTAAAAAGCATTTGCAGATGGTGAATATTTTTTCATTCAGTACCCCAGCGCCAGCCAAGTAATCCCCTGAACTGTTGTGTCAGGGCCGGTATTAGTGAGATCAAAAGATGCTTTATTGCGAAACCCCGCCCCTAAGCCATATTCACCAGACAGCGGTAAAGATGACCCCTTGCAAGCGATAACGGCGAATCCCGCATTAGGGAACTCAATCGGCAGCACAACGGTGGTGCTTGATTTTTGCTTAAACCCGCCAGACCCCCACTGCAGTATCACGCCGTTTGGTAGCTGGGTATAACCATTACCCGATTTCACAGCAGCAAAGAAATTCATATCAGGCAGCTGACCAGCGCCATTACCGACAGTCTTTTTTGCTGCGTCGCCTAAACCGAGGTTTTTGAGAACGTCAGCAATCAGCCCGGCGTCTTTAATTTCAGCCAGGGCATTTGCGATCTGCAGATACTGGCTGTGTGGGTTATCAGCATCGATATGCTTTTTCATTACGCTGTCAGCGTAGGCTTTTACCTCGATCACAGCGTCACCAACATATTTGCGCGTCGCCAGCACCACAGACGGATCAATCTTCAGCGTGACGGCCGTTGTGCTGTTCACGATTAAAATCATGCGCACGGTCTGCGTCCGGCCGCTGCCTTCAGCCAGTTGCGGCTTATAGGTTTCAGGGCAGTTAGCAACGGCAATCAGCACGCCGTCGGCATCATAAAGGCCGATTTCGCGGATCCAGAAACCGCCTTCGCTTTCCGGGATAATCTGCTCGGCGATAATCTGGCTGCTGTTTGCCGCGTCAACGGTCAGCGAATTAAGCTGCGCGCGGCGCTTCTCGCCGATGAGCTTAGTCTGTGCCGCGTCAGGCGTTGGCAGCGTTCCGCCACCATCCCCGACTCCCAATGATGTGATATTCACTTTTGAGCCGAGCGCGGCTGCGTTCGCCAGCTTAGCCGCGCCCTGGTTGGTCAGCAGGGCAAAATATTTTGTCGTCATGCGCTCACTTCCGTCAGGTCAATAAGATGCACCGCCACGCCGGAATAACCCGGCCCGCCGACGCTGATAAGTTCAGGGGTATAGGGATAAACGGTCAGCTCGTCGCCGCTGTAGCTGGTAACGGCGACCGGCAGAGTGCCGTTAGCATCGAGATTAATAGACAGGCCGATCAGGTGGCGGCTGCAGGGCTTCGCGTCAGCTATCAGGCGCTCCAGCTCGTTATACATTTCCTCCGTAATGCCGGTATCGAGTACGCCTACATCCAGCCGGAACGTGCCAGGCGCTTCACCGGTTTTCCACCACTCAATGATTCTGATGAGATAGCCCAGCGGCTCAACGACGCGCCGGATAGCACCTATCGTTCCCTTGTGCCGGTGCACGTACTGCGAGGCGGCAACCACGGCGCGCTTTGTCGATTCCGGCCAGGCTGAATCCCAGCGGTCAACTGACCACGCCCACGCCAGATAGGGCAGAAGCTCCACCGGGCAGGTTTGAGGATTCCATAACTGGCGCAGCGGCACGTTCATAGCGCCGGGGCTTGCCAGCGCCTCAGCGGCGGCAACCTCAAGCGCTGACGAGCCGGTCGGCAGCAGGCGATCACTCATCCGAGCCTCCAACGGTCAGCGTGTAGCCTGTGCAGTAAGCGGCCTGCGTTTTGTCGAGCACCACGTCAGCAGAAGGCTTGATAAGGTTGACGCGCTGCACGCCCTCAACGTGCATGGCGGCATAGAGCGCAGACAGGCGAATGTCACGGCCGAGGCGCTTTTGTGCGCTGACAAAG